CTGACCCTAACTTTTCAGAGATACACGATCAACTTGAGCAACTTGAAAGAATAGAATATACACCAATACCTGACGAAGAGATATGAGATTGAGTTTTGAGCAATTCAGAAAAGAGCCACAGAAGGCGTTAATGTATGCGATGATATTTGCAATGACTGCCTTATACATCAGGGCGGAGCGTCAGAGTTATGTGGCAACTGCTCAATGCGAAAAGCGATTGGTGAAGTGTGAGATGCAATTAGCGAAAATGTCGGCTATGCTCAAGACGCAGGATTCCTTATGTTCGGCATTGGTGACTGAGATTAAGATATATAAAGAACTTGGAAAGATATGAAAGGCTTAGCAATAATAGCAATACTCGCAGTGATATTAGCATTGTCAACAGAGAAGCCAACCATAGAGGACAAAGTAGCGGAGCAGATGAAAGAGAGCCAAAAGATGCACGATTCAGCGATGATAGAACTTAAGCGACTGCACGATATAAACGATTCACTTTTGGAGAAATACTTTGGGAAATGATAGAAAGAATATTTAAGAACTGGAAAACAACGGCTTTGGGTGTTCTACTCGTGACAGGCTCATTGATATTAGTTGGAATAAACAAGGCAACACTGACCGAAGCAGGGGCGTTCATCGTCGCTGGTGTTGGTTCTATATTTGCAAAAGATAAGAAAGATGGAAAATAACTTCATACGGATCAACTTTGCTGAAAGCAAAATCCCCATTTTCAAGGAGAACAAAGCAAAAGGCTTCTTGACTTATGGGCAGGATAACGCTTATCCTCAGATGTTGATTGACCTATTCAATAGCTCACCAAAGCACGGAGCAATAGTAACTCAAAAGGCTGACTTCATTGCCGGTGATAAAACCGAAATTGTAGCATATAACACAGAGGACATTGCTAAAGCAAACGATGCTCTTGATTCAATTAACGCCTATGAGGATTTTGATAGTTTAAAATCAAAGATTGCTCAGGACTTAGAGTTGTTCGATGGTTTCGCTCTTGAGATTATTTGGAACAAAGCCAAGACCAAGATAGCTGAGATTTATCATCTGCCTTTTCAGAACGTACGTCACTCGTTAGATGGGCATTATTTATACGCTGAGGATTGGTCTGATAGAAAGGTCAAGCCTGACCATTATTACGCTTGGAATCCCAACACGAGAGAGAGTAAGCAGGTATACTATTTCAAGATGTACAAGGCAGGATGTGGCGAGTACCCAACAGCACCATACCAGTCAGCTCTTAAATATATAGAGATAGACACCGAGATTGCTAACTTCCATTTGAACTCTATTAAATCAGGCTTTTCTGCTCAGACACTACTCCAATTGTTTAAAGGCATTCCATCACCTGAGGAAGCTCGTCAGACAATCAGAAGATTTAAAGACAACTTTAGCGGAACAGACAACGCTGGTTCTATCATCATTCAGTTTAACGATCCGAATGAAACTCCATCAGTAGTAAACAACCTTGCACCTTCAGATTTTGACAAACAGTTTGACATTCTGAACAACACCGTACAAGAGGAGATTTTGATGAGTCACCGTGTTACTTCTCCGATGTTATTCGGTATCAAGACAGAGGGGCAATTAGGCGGTAGAAACGAGTTGATTGAAGCATTTGAGGCGTTTCAGACTTCTTACATTGAGCCAAGACAGAATCAAATGGATAGGGCGTTGAGTTCTATCTTCAAATACATATCACCGGTAAAGCTTAAAACTAAGAACAAGCCACCGATTGGACTTGACTACGTTGAACTATTTGAGAAAGGTATCATTGACAGAGATGAGGCAAGGATTGAACTTGGAATGTCAGCAACAACAGCAATGTCTGAACAAGTGAAATGTGAGAGCTGTGATAATCCTTTCGGATGGGATGATGACAAAGATTTAAAAGTATTCGCTGAGTTTGGTGAGGATGCAGACAATTTTGAGTCTGTACCTTTGGAGTTCGGAGATGCTCTACAAGCAATGATTTTGCAGTGGTTGTATAGTAACGAGGGAATCACCTTAGAAACGCTCTCTAACAACATTAAAAAGCCTGTGGAGGAGATAATGAGAGAGGTAGATGATATGGCACAGAGAGGCTTGATTGAATCCGTTGATGATGGTTTCAGAATCACACCTGAGGGAACAACAACTCTTGAAAATTCAAATGTAGGAACAGAGATTGTGACTCGTTACACTTACGAGAAAGCACCGGGAATAAGCGGAGGCGATTTGTTGCCTACATCAAGGGATTTCTGTCAGAGGATGATCAGACTTAACCGGGTTTACACAAGGGAAGAAATAGACCAAATTTCTGTAATACTTGCAAGAGAGTACAATGATCCTCGTTACTCAGCTTGGAAAAGACGAGGCGGATGGATGACAATCAAAGGCACAACTACTCACGTTCCTTATTGCAGACACATTTGGCAACCACAACTATTAAGAAGAAGAATCAATGGCTAACTTTGTTTATTTTATATCGACTCAATACCTACGAGATAATTCACCTATCAATGAAAATGTTGATCCTAAGCTTTTAAAATCTGCAATCAAGGAAGCTCAAGAGATTTACATTCGTGATGTGATTGGCTCAGGTATATACGATGAGTTGCAAGATCAAGCATACAACGACACTCTCACAAGTGACAACAGAACATTGTTAGATTCATACATTGCACCTTGTTTGAAGTATTACAGTCTTACAGAGTCAATGCTTCCAATGACGTTCAAGTTCATGAATAAGTCAGTAGCTTCTCGCAATAGTGAAAATGCAACGCCTATCACAACAAGTGAATTGACTCAGATTGAGCAGAGATACAGAGATAAGGCGGAATACTATGCAGAGCGATTGAGAGATTATTTAAGAGAGAATCCAACATTGTATCCTAAGTTCTTAAATCCTGGAAGTGGTTTTGATGTAATTCGACCAAAGAATACAGCATTGTTTGGAGGCATTTATATGCCGGGTACAAGTGATGACTGCTTCTACAATTACGATTTCCCTAATGACGAAGAATAAATGGCGATTAAAAAACGAAGCCAAGCTTAAAAAATATGACGCTCAACCAAATCATAGAAAAGATAAAAACACAAGCGGAAAGCCACAAGATGGTGGGAAAGTTCGCAGTCGGAGCTGAGTTTGACTTTGCAGTTGATGAAGTTAAATACTATCCGTTAGTGTGGTTAGTTCCAAACGGCTTCACGTTTAACACAGAGCAGAAGGCTGTCAATTATGACTTCTCTATGTTAGTTATGGACAGACAATTTGAAAGCAGCTCTAATACGATTGAGGTTCTATCTGACACGGCAGGAATAATCATAGACATTGTAACACTATTAAAACGAAACGTAACCGATGCAGACTTTGAGATCGTGGTTAGCGGAAATGCTGAACCCTTTTTTGACTCACGCACTGATGTTGTTGCTGGGCATGGTATTAGCTTTACTATTAACACGCCATACCTCGAGTCCTACTGCGACATACCAACCTGATACAAGTAGAGTCATTATCATTCGTGAAATCTATGCAGTTGACAAACAAATTGATTCGCTTCGCAATATCTACTCTGATAGCATTGGCAGTGTTAACACCACAGAGAGCATCCTCTCAATACTCAGACAGCACGATAAGAGAGATAAATGAGCGATTGATTGAGTTGCATAGATGTCGGGAAAAACAAGCATTATACATCGAATTAGCACATAATGATAGTATATCCCTACACAACCAAGCTGCCATAATAACTAACCAAGAAAAAACCATTAGCCAAGAGAAAAGCAAGAACAAAATACTTCGCAACGTCAATGCGGTTCAGTTTGCTTTGCTCATATTGGCTTTAATACTATGACAAATGTACACAGATTCAACCACGATTTCTCACCGCAGAAATTACTTCTCATCTCCGACATCCACTGGGATTCTCCCTATTGCCAACGTGACATCCTTAAACGTCATCTGGACGAAGCAGTCGAGCAAGGAGCGGATATACACCTTAATGGTGATACATTCGACCTTATGGCAGGGAGGAGGGATTTTCGAGGTAGCAAGGGAAGTCTAAGACCTGAGTTTAAAGTTGACCACTATTTTGACGAGATAGTCAATCAAGCGATTGAATGGTTCTCACCTTATGCTGAACACATCAAGGTTGTAGGCGTAGGAAATCACGAGAGTGCAATATTGAAGCACAATGAAATTTCTATCCTTGACAGGTTTGTCGGTGGGCTAAATATGAAGAACGGAACTCACGTTGAACTTGGAGGATATGGTGGTTGGATTGTTTACACCTTCGACAGAAACGGTTCAAAGGTATCATATCGAATTAAGTATATGCACGGAATTGGTGGAGGAGTAGTCACAAAGGGGGTTATTGGGCACTCACGAATGTCCACATATGTTCAAGGTGCTGACATGATTTGGCAAGGTCACGTTCACGAAGATTATGAGATGAATTACCGAGTAGAAAGGATGAACCACGCCAATAATGTAGAAACAAAAGACGTTTTAATGATTAGGACTTCCACATATAAAGACGAGTATAAGAAGGGCGATGAATATGGAGCGGCAGGATGGGCAATTGAAAAAGGATTTTCGCCTCGTTTTATAGGAGCAAGATGGTGTGAATTAACGCCTGTAAGAATACATCAGCAAAACATAGATAAAATGATTGTGAAAGCGAGAACGTATCAAACACAATGAAGATAGAAGTCAACTACATATTCAGAGAAGAAATGATTGATCCTATTTACGAACAGATAGGATTGGAAACAGAAGCTCAAGATGTTGAGATTGTTGAACAGGGTATTTTGGACTTGTCAAAGGTTATAGGAGCTTCACAATTTTATGAGATGACTCAGGTGTTTTGTGAGGGTTCTCATTCTTTTTATATAGATTTGCCATACGAAGAGTTTAGATATATATGGCTGACAACGTGAACAATCCTACCCACTATGCAGGGGAGATTGAATGTATAGAATGTATTAAAGCACAAATGAGTTATGAAGAATTTAAAGGTTATTTACGGGGTAATTCTCTTAAGTATATGTG